ATGTCGCTGGACGAGGCGGTCGAGGAGATCGTCGCCGACGTCGAGGCCGAACGGGAGATGGTCGACCTGGACCTCCCGCCGGAGGAGCGGAGCGAGGGTTCGCCCGTGGACGACGCGCGGGACTGACGTCGGATGACGGAGAGGCGGGGCGCGGACCGGTGACGGTCGGCGCTCCGCCTCGTCGCCGCCCCGCCCCTGTTGGGTGACCGGCCTCCTGCCCCAGCGCAAAGGGCGGCAGGAGATGAACTCGCAGTCATCTACTGCCGCCATCTGCTTCTCTGCGGAAACAGAGATGTCGGAACTCGAGCTGGCAGGTAGTGGCTCGCTAGAGTGCCGGCGCGACAGCCCCCTCAGACGTGAGCGCTCGTCGCGAATCAGGCATAGCGCTGGACAGCCTTGCGAATCGCGTCTGCGTGCCCGTAGATCTCGTCGAGCGAGTCGATCGGGTGGCGGGTCTCCTTCTTGTCCTCGTCGAGGAGCCCGAGGTACTTCTGCTTGGTGTTGAAATGCAGCCGTGCGATTGGCTTCCGATTGTTGTCGTCCAGGAGGATCGCGAAGTACGACTTCTGATCACGGTGGACGATGCGGTTCGGCTTGATCTCGCTGCACCCGATCGCCTTGACGATCTGGTAGCCCTCGAGCTCCTCCAGGGTCGTCTCGATCTCGGTGTCACGCTCGAGGTCTGCCTCTGCAGCGTGCTGGCTGGACACCTCTTCGACAGGGTCTGAGGGCGCCGGTGCCGTCACACCCACACCGAGAGCAGTCTTCAGCCGGTCATTCACCTGCTCGGTGAGGAACTGCTTGGACGCCTTGTGCACCAGCTCCGTGAACTGCTCTCTCACCTTGGCCGTGAAGCTTCCCTCATAGACGCGCGTGGTGAAGAACTTGGTCCACTCGTCCGAGGGCTCTCGGAACTGCGCGGCGATCTCACGGCGAATCGCGCCGACGTACTTGAGCTCCTCCGCGGCGTTGATGATCGAATCCAGGTCGAAGCTCTCCTTGCTGAGCTTCTGGATCTCGGGGATCAGCGTCTCATCGATGTCCAGCAGATCGAGGACCAGGAACGGCTTCGAGTCCATCTTGTTCGGTGCATCGAGGTCCGTGTAGAACTGCCAGACGACGCCGTTAGTGAGGACAGCAAGACGGGCATTCGTGGTTCCGAAGTAGCGGAAGAGCTGCGAGGCGTTCTCCAGCTTGAGAGTGCTCTGCGACGTCTTGCACTCGATCAGGATCTGCACCTCCCCATCGCGGACGATCGCGTAGTCGACCTTCTCGCCGCGCTTGACGCCGACGTCGGCGGTGAACTCAGGGATCACCTCCATCGGGTTGAAAACGTCGTATCCGAGGATCGACGCGATGAAGGGCATCACGAAGGCGTTCTTCGTTGCCTCCTCGGTGCCGATCGCCGAGGCCTGGTTCTGCACCTTGGTAGCCAGGGCTTCGAGCCGCTCGCTGAACTCCACAGTTTTCCTCCGTGTCTTGCCGTCATGTTGTTTTGAACATCAGCAATAGAATAGTCAACCAGCCTGACTTTCGGACGCGGGGGCGCCATCGGGCGTCATGTCGGTCGTATGCCGCCGTGCCGAAGCGGAGCAGTCTCAAGGTGGAGAAGCTGGGGTGCGAGAGTCCCGGCGGACAGTACCGAGCAACGACGAAGCCCCCTGGCGGACCAGGGGGCTTCGTGGTGGTGGCTCCGACCGGCGTCGATCCGGTGACCTTTCGATTTTCAGTCGAACGCTCTACCAACTGAGCTACAGAGCCGTGGTCGTCGTGACGACCGAGGACAAGCGTAACAGCCCCTGCGCGGTGGTGCGCACCGGATCCGCCCCGGTGAGAGGCAGACCACGGCAGAGGGCCTGGGCCCGAGGTGCACAGGCCCGAGCCAGTCCGCAGCCGAAGCCGCTCCGCCTCCACCCCGGCCCGCCCGGCACCCCGGGCGGGTCGGGCGTGCGAGTCAGGACAGCGTGATCAGCGCCTTGCCGAGGTTGTCGCCGCGCAGCATCCCGACGAAGGCCTCCGGCGCCCTGTCCAACCCAACGGTGACGTCCTCGCGATAGCGCACCTCGCCGGCGGTGACCCAGGCGCCCATCTCGCGCTGGAAGTCCTCGAACATCGTCGGCGCGAACTCGCGCTGGATGAAGCCGCGCAGGGTGAGGCTCTTGGCCAGCACCTGGCCCATCAGGGCGCCGCTGCGGTCGGGCCCCTCGGGCAGTGAGGTGGCGTTGTAGTTCGCGGCGAGCCCGCACACGGGCACGCGCGCGAACTCGTTCAGCAGCGGCAGCACTGCGTCCCACACCGCCCCGCCCACGTTCTCGAAGTACACGTCGATGCCGTCCGGCGCCGCCGCGGCGAGTCGGCCCGGCAGGTCCGGGGCGCGGTGGTCGAGCGCCGCGTCGACGCCGAGCTCCTCGAGCAGCGCGATCTTCCGCTCGCCGCCGGCGATCGCGATCGTGCGGGCACCGCGCAGGCGGGCGATCTGCGCGACCGCGGAGCCGACGGGACCGGCCGCCGCGGCGACGGCGAGGGTCTCCCCGGGCTGCACCTTCCCGATCGCGGTGAGACCCGCATAGGCGGTGAAGCCGGGCATGCCGAGCACGCCGAGGGTGGTGGTGACCGGCGCGGCCGCGGGATCGAGGCGGCGCAGCCCAGCGACCTCCTCGACGCTGTACTCCTGCCAGCCGCCGTAGCCGAGGACCACGTCGCCCGGGGCGAGGGAGTCGTCGGCGGAATCGACGACCTCCGAGACGGTCCCACCGACGATCACGTCGCCGACCTCCATCGGAGCGGCGTAGGACTTCGCATCGCTCATCCGGCCGCGCACGTACGGGTCCAGGGAGATGTGCAGGGTGCGCAGCAGCGCCTCGCCCGGACCGGGGGAGGGGACGGGGGCGGTGTCGTGGAGGAAGTCGGAGGGGACCGGCTCGCCGTGCGGGCGGGAGGCGAGGCGGATCCGGCGGTTCTGCAGGTCGGTGCTCATGCCTCGAGCGTACGCGGATCCGCAAGGGGCACGAAGAAGGCCCCGGAGCGATGCTCCGGGGCCTTCTCGAGGGGCGACCCTGACCGGGCTTGAACCGGCGACCTCCGCCGTGACAGGGCGGCACTCTAACCAACTGAGCTACAGGGCCTCTTGTATCTTCCGGCTCCTCGCCTTCCGACTCGGATAACTCTACCGGAGGTTCTGGGCTCTCACGACCACTTTCGCTGTGAGCCGCCTCGCACCTCGGCGGAGCAGTACCCCCAACGGGATTCGAACCCGCGTCGAGAAGTGGGGCGTTTTGTGTCCTGACCTGCGGTAACACTCAGGAGGAAGCATTCTAGCGGGCCTGGAACGCCAGCGCGCTGACCAGGGCTTTCGTTCGCGCTCCTGTGACCGGGCAACAGGCGTCACACCCCGGGCGCACACTCTCCCCGTGGACCTGATCAAGACGCCCGCCGGCTGGGCCTACCCGGACCCCGGCCCATGCAGCTGCGGCGAGCGCGCGACGATGCGGGGCTGGGAGTTCTGCCGATGCCCCGGCGCGGAAGGTGGCGGGCACCCCGCATGGCGGTGCCGGGCATGTGACCGAGTGCGGACGCTGGGGTGTGCCGGGTACGTCGAGGTGATGGGCGAGTACGGGGGACGGGCTGGGAGGCCCCGGGCATAGAGAAAGCGCCCCCACCCTCCCGCAGGAGAGTGGGGGCGTTCTCATCGTCTTCTCGCGTCGCGGTCCGCCTCGTCGTCCTCGTCCGCGCACCAGCGCGCCGAGGTCGGGTCCGTGTACCGGGCGCCGCAGCTCGGGCACTCGAACATCAGCCGTCGCCGCCCTGGGCGCGCTGCAGGTTCTCGGCCAGGGCCCGCTGCTCGGTGTGGACGCCGGTGCCGAGCCCGACCGCCTCGAGGAAGGGCTGAGCCCACGGCCGGGTCAGCAGCCACTGCACGAACGCGGTGCCGACCGCCCACGCCGCCGCGGTGAGCGAGTTGATGATCGACTCCGAGAGCGGGGTCAGGTCGACGCCGAGGGCGCGGACGAGCCACGCGAGGGCGACGCCGACCGCCGCGGCGACGAAGGTCCGAACGACGGAACGCCAGGGGTGGGCTTCCTGCGTCGAGGTGGGGACTGCACGGTGCGTGTTCACGGGGTGACCTCCTCGGTCGTTGGGGTGGGTGTGGGTGCGGGCTCGTCCGGGGCCGTGGCGATGCACGGCCCGGCGTCCTCGCTCGTGTCGTCGGAGTAGGTGATGGTCCAGCGGCCGGTGTCGGGGTCGCAGGTCGCGGACGTGATGCCGCGCCCGTCCTGGCCGTCTGCACCGGCGGGGCCGGTCTCGCCGCGCGGGCCACGCTCACCGGTAGCGCCCTGCGGCCCGGCCGGTCCGGGATCGCCCTTGGCGCCGGTCGCGCCCTGGGCACCAGTCGCACCGGGCTTCCCGTCGCTGCCGGACGCACCGGCCTCGCCAGCCTCCCCAGCCTCGCCAGGGGTGCCGGTCGGGCCGGGAGCACCCTGCTCACCGTCGTCTCCGTCAGCGCCAGCAGCACCATCCGTGCCGGGGGCGCCAGCGGCACCCTCCGCCCCGGCGGGGCCGGTCTCGCCCGGAGCTCCGGCCGTCCCGTCAGCGCCGTCGGCTCCGTCCTGGCCGGCGTTGCCGGCACGGCCGGGGAGGCCCTGCGGCCCGCGAGGCCCAGTAGCGCCCACAGCCGCGACCTGCTCAGCAGGATCCTCCTCAGCCGCAGCCTCCGCCTCCTCGCACACCCGCTTGCCCCGCTCGGTGGACGTGTCCACCTCACCGGACGCGCACAGGTCCGAGATTCGGCGACCCTGGTCCTGCTTCTCCTGGGCCACGGCCTGCGCCGCCGTATCCGATGACTCGACCTCCTGCTCGAGGGTGCTGATCCGTTCCTGCTGCTCGGAGTCCGAGCTGAGGGCGTACACCACGACCGCGGCCAGGGCCACGAACAGGACGTACGGCAGGATCCGCCAGAACAGTTGAGTCATACGGCCCCGCGTGCGGGCCACCTGCAGCTGATGCTCGGCCTTCTCCTTCTCAGACATCAGGCTCCTCCCATGTCGGGTCGGGGATGATCCCAGCAGAGATCAGCTGCTGCTCGTAGGAGCGCAGGGTCTTGCGAGCAGACCTGTACGCGTCGCGGTACTTGTCCCGCTCCGCCTCCGTCTCCTTGTGGTCCTCCTGCTCGGCCTTGAGCCGGTACTCGAGGGCCTTGATCATCTGGTCACGACTCCTCTGCTGCCGGGCGTCCAGCCAGCGGATCGCCCCGCCGAGAGCGACGAGGATGACCCCGGCCGGTCCGAGCGCGTTCCAGTCCATGGGTCATGTCCTCACCGCCTGTGGCTGGGATGTCGGGTGGTCAGCTCTTCGGGAGCCGGGCGATGACGGCGTCCGCGATCCGGCCCACCTCCGCGTCCGACAGGGCCTTCCTCTTGATCAGGTTCTTGATCGCGGCCATGTCGGCGGCGTACCACTTCCGGATGCCGGTGAGGTTCCCGGACTTGCCCTTCCAGCCGTCGCCCTCGAGAGGGACCTGGATGTGCATGACCTCTCGGGGGATCGCGTCGATCTTCTTGGACAGGGCCTTGAGCTCGGACTGGATGGTCATGAGTGCCTCCTGGGTGGTGGGGCCCCACACGCCGTCTGCGGTGAGGCCGAGGTCGGTCTGGAGCTGCTGGGCGGCGGTACCGGTGCCATCGCCGTACGAGCCGTCGACCCCGTAGGAGCCGACCGAGTAGCCCGCACCGACGAGCTCGGACTGGATCGCGCGGACCTCCGCCGCGCTCATCGCGTTGACGCGGGGGCTGGTGGTCCACGGCTTCGCCGGGTCTGCGGGCGAGGACGGGCGCGGGGCGCTGGTGCCCGGGCCGGGGCCACCTCCGAAACGCACCGCGGCGATCCGGGAGCGGAGGCCCGGCATCGCGCCGGGGAGGCCGGCGGGGTCGATCTTTCCGCCGTTGCTGTACTCGTAGTGCGCCCAGTGCTTCGACGCGGTGAGACCGAAGATGTCGTTCAGCGCCGCGCCGAGGAGCGGCATCTGGCGGAGTTGCGCGTCCGTCCAGTCCCACGGTCGCGTGCCGGCTGAGGTCATCTCGATCCCGATCAGGCGCGTGTTCCCGCCGTTGCGGACGACGCCGGGGACGGAGCCGGTGCCGGCGTGGTTGGCCTTGCCCGCGCCGACGACGTGCACGACGCCGTCACGGTCGAAGCCGATGTGGCACAGCGGTCCAGACAGTCCCTTCCGGCCGTCGCGGAGCATCGCCCGGAGCGGGTAGACCCCGGAGCGGGGAGCGACGTCGTGATGCCACAGCACCCCGGCGACGGTCTTCATCTGAGCGCCCCCGGAAGCGCCGCGCCGCTTCCACCCCGGCTCGAACTTCACGGTCAGCCCGTACTTCGGGTCCGCGAGCTGCTCAAGCTTCGTCAGCCACATCCTGGTCCACCTCCTCGTGCTCGTCGGGGCTGACGTGGTCAGCCTCGGTCTCGCCCTGGTGAGGGCCTTCGCCCTCGACGGGCTGCCGGTACTCCTCCATGGGGTGCCACCTTTCGGGCATGAGAAAGGCCCCGCAAGATGCGAGGGCCGGGCTATGTTTCGGGCATGCCAACAACGCTGGAAGCCCTGATGATCCTGGGGCTCGTGTTCACGCAGGTAGGGGTCGCCTTCATCGCGATCGGTTCCGCGACCTGGAAAGGACGCGCTCCTCAGCCAGGAGGGGTGCGTGATTTCGCGACGGTGTGGGGAAACGCTGCTGTGATCGTCGGCGCCATAGCCGGCCTCATTGCGGGGGTCGGCATGCTCACCTAACCGTTCAGATCAGGTGGTCGTGGAACCACTGCGCAGCGATCGGTTCCATCAGGTCCGCGCCGACCCGGGTCGGGTGGGTCCCGTCCTGGGTCGGGACTCCGGCGCTGGTGTCCCAGACGAGCCCGGACGGATTCGGGGTCTCGACTGCGGCGGCGATGTCGCACACCCCGATCAGGGGATGCCCGACCTCGCCAGCCCGCACCGCGCCGACACCACCTGCCAGGGCGGGTGCCCCGTCGATGAGCGGTGCGCCGTCGCGGAGCCAGCCGTTGATCGCGTCGCGCCACGCCACGTCCGTCGCGGTCTGACCGATCACGGTCGTCCACCCATCGGTGGAGGTGGTGTAGGGGACCATCGTGGTCTGGCCGAGGCGGGCCACGGGACCGGAGGTGAGCCACTCCCACGAGGACAACAGCGCCTGTGCGGCCTGCTGCGGGGTCATGGCGCGGTTGTTCGTGCCGTACTCGGTGAGGCCGAGCGTGAACAGCGCCGGGTCCTCGGGTGTGAGCCGGTCGGTGAGCGTGGCGGTGGGGATGCCTTCCGCCCACTGGGACAGGTCCGACCATGCCGCGCCGGTGGAGTGCGCTGCGCGGCGCATCCATCCGGACTCGAGGATCGAGTCGCCTAGGCATACGATTGCGGGCGCGCCCTCGAGGGTGAGGCCGTAGATGCCCTGCGGGGAGCCGGACAGCATGGTCCGCCCCATGGCGGGCACGCCCGTGAACGCGCCGTTGACGAGGGCGGTGGTGGGGGTGTCCCAGCCGAGGTTTCCGGACGGGACCGGCGACCCGGGCGCTGCTTCCCAGACGGCGTGGATCGTGTCCCCAGCCTCGACCTGGACGGGGAGGGGATCGGACGTGCTGTGCCCGAGGCGGGGGATCGTGACGAGGTCGGCCCCGTCCCAGGTGAGTCGCCAGTACCGGCCCCGGATCATCAGCCCGGCCCGGCCCGTGATGCCGTCATCGGCACCGGCCCAGCCGTGGACGCCCCAGCGGATGCGGAGGTCCCGCGCTGCCGTGGTGGCGGTGTGCTCGGAGACCATGACGGTGCCGGACGCGGCTGCGATGGTGGTCTGTCGCCACCAGCCGGTGCGGTCCGTGACCTGCCGCAGCGTCGTGAGGATCGCAGGATCCGTGCCATTCTCGGGCGGGGGCGTGGACCCACCGCCGCCGAGGACGGGCTTCCCGTCCGTGCCCCACAGCGTGACCTGGTCGCCGTTGGTGTTCCAGATCATGCGACACCCGCCGCTTCCGCGAGCGCGAGCTGCGCGTCCGGGCCGAGCGCCTGGTCATGGACCAGCCAGCCCGCCACTTCGATCATGTCCCCCGCCGTCATCATGGCAGGCTCGAAGCCGTACCGCCCAGCGGATTGCAAGAGCGTCCGTGCAGCGCCCGTCGCGATCGGCCCACCGTTCAGGTAGTACCTGGTCGCGGCCCCGTCACATTCGACCCCGATCAGCATCGGCCCCGTCGACCCTGGCACGCCAACGATCCCGTGGTAACCGGAGATGCGGAGCTGCACCTCGCCCGCCACTCCGTTCCCGTCGAGCGCCACGTATACCGGGGACGCGGGGTTGTTGTGCGTGGTGAGGATGACGTAGTCACTCTCCGGCACCCCCGCCGTCAGGTTCACGAGGAACACCGACGACCACTCCGGCCAGTCAGCGGGCATAGCGTCCGACCGGAACGACAACCCCTCCGAGTTAGACGTGAACCGGCGCGAGGACGCGTACCCGCCCAGCGGGGCACCCTCCGTGCCGCTATCCCTATACATGCCCGCCGACATGGATCCGAGGTTCCGCCCCACCTCGCCCGGGAAGAACAGGCGCGGCGAGTACGAGAGGGCGAGCTGCTGATACGGGACCGGAGCCTCCACCAGGGTCCGCGACTGCACCGCCACCCCCTCCACAGAGTTCCCGCCCACATCCCGGACGCGATGCTGGAACGAGTAGTCCGTGTCCCGGGACAGTCCCGTCATGGTGAACACCGGGGCGGACTGCCACTCCGACCACTCACCCGACCCGACCCGGAACGAGTACCCCGTGATCCCCCGGTCGTCCTCCGCGCCCGTGACCGAGAGGGCCGCAGACACATCACTCGGCTGCACAGCCAGGATCCCCGGAGACGACGGCGGGGTGACGTCCGGCTCCTGCGACTCCGTCGTCAACGCGGTCCGGCCTGGGTTCGCGGCCTCCCACGCCAGCGCCTCCGCCAGCGTCGGGAAGATCGGGATCGAGCCGGGGGGCGTCCCGAACTCGCGCGCGATCCCCTCCACCCGAGACTCCACCTCCACGGGCAGAGACCCGTCCTCTTCCAGACGGACAGCCCCCTCCATCTGGTCGGTGAGAGTCTGCACGTCCGCGTCGATCTGCTCGAGCGGGACCCGCAGATCCGCCGGCACAGTCGCCGGAGACGACGTCGTCGGGTACGTGTACCCGCGAGACGGAGTGCTGGGCATGATCGGCTCCTCACCGCGCCCCAGGGAGCGCGTCATAGACCTGCTGATAAGTGCCGGTGATCCCGGCATAGGTGGAGTACGCAGCGGCGAGGTCGCCGTAGGTCTTCCCGTCGATCGGGTCGGACCACGAGACCACCCGCACATCCACCGATTGGGTCGGGACCTGCCCGTCCCAGGCCTCCGCGTAGCCGGTGACGAGGACGCGGGCACGCCACGACTCCGCCCCGGCCTTGTCGACCGCGGTCCACTCCTCCACGTCACCGATCTGCCGCCGCGGATCCCACAGCACACCCACCCCGGACAGGGTCGGCATCGGCTGCGTGACCTCAGCGGCGAGCGCATCCGCGACCCGCTGCGCATCCGCCGGAGTCAGCCACCACGACGAGTCATGGATCAGATCCTCCGCCCACGACTGCCCCTCCGAGGCTCCGGCGACGGTGAAGTCCGCCCACGTCGTCCTCCACTCCCCCCGAATCGTCGGGGAGGGGACACCCCGGTATGCGGGGTGGATCTGCGTGAACGCGTCCGCCGTCTTGAGATAGACGGACCGGGTGGACGGGACCCCGGTCAGCGTCTCCGTGACCTTGAGGGTCCGCTGCCCCAACCGCTCGATCAGGATCGAGTACCCGATCCCGGACTGGCTGACCCACGTCTCCGGATCATCCGACGAGTCCCGCAGCGAGGACACTGCCCCGATCCACGTGCCCCGGCCCGGAGCAGCACCGAGCATCGGATCGATCCCGAACCGGTTCGCGGTCAGATCGACCGGACCCCACTCCTCCTCCGAAGGAGCTTCGATGAACCTCTCGATCACCTCGGACGTGTCGAACGACCGAGACGAGTTCTCCTGGTAGATCACGGCCTGCATCAGCGACCCGTCGCCCGTCCGGTCGATCGCCGCTTCCTGCCCCTTCACGATCACGCGCCGTCGCTGCGAGTCATCACCGACAGACCACGACCCGGCGAACACCCGCTCATCCACCCGGACCGTCCGCTGCAGGGGTGAGGTGACGAGGTGGTCCCGGGCGATCGCGTACGGGCGTCCGTGTTCGTCCATCCACAGCGAGGCGAGCGTCGCCTCCGACCATGCATCGACGACCGAGCGGGCCGTCACGTTCTCCACGCCACGCGTCGCGGGGATCCGCTCCTGCTCGAGCGCTGAGGGCTGGATCCAGATCGGCAGTTCCGCCGTCGACGCGACCACGCGCTGCGCGTTCTCCGAGCTCGTGTACCGCACCGACACTCCGATGATCCGGTCCCCACCTGCCTGATCGACGAGGTCGGACTGCGGGATCACGAGGGACGTCACGTCGGACCAGGTCGTCGCGCTGGTGTAGACGCGGATCCCGACCCCGGAGACCCGGAACGCGAGGAGCGGGACCGCCCAGTTGTCGCGCCTCGGCCACGTGCCGAGGCTCCCCACACCGGTGGCATGGAGCCCGTACATCCCCGTGGTGTGGTTGAAGCTGAGGGTGATGATCCGGGGCCCGATCCGCAGTGCGACCGAGGGCTGGGTAGTGCCCAGACCGGCGCGGGACAGCACCAGGACGTCCCGGCTGTTGCGGGGGGCCCCGTTCGTGGCGGTCTCCGCGCCGCTCCACACGGTCAGCCCGGACCCGTCCGCATACTCGGTGCCGGAGCTGCGGAACTTCCCCACGAGCGGCTGCAAACCGCCCTGGTAGCCGTTCCAGAGGATGGTGTCCTGATCAGGGCCGGGGATCGCGGCGAGACCTGCCTGCGCGATGGCCTGGTACATCGTCCAGACGGAGCGGCTGTAGTAGGCGGCGGTCGACGCGGTCGGCGGCACAGTGGCCTGTGCTCGGAGTGCGTCTCCGAACCGGTCGGTGATCTGCGAGGTGAGGGTCCCGTCGGTGAGGGAGCCGGTGGTGCGGCCGAGACGGCCGGTGAAGCGCCGGTAGGTGTACGGGCCGGAGCCGGTGTCGACGGTCGCGTCGATCACCACCGAGTCGCCCTCACGGGGTGGCCAGCCGCTGCTCTGCCGCAGCGGATGCGGAGGCTCGACCTCGACAGGATCCTGCTGCGCCCAGCGGATCGTGCCGGTGCGGGACCGCATCCCAGTCCCCGCGGAGACGACCTGGTCCGGGAGCCCACCGGTTGTGTCCCCGGCCCAGTCCATGGAGACGTGCTCGCGCACGATCCCGTTGACTCGGATGGTCACGTCGGCGTCGATCACCGGCCCGGGAGCGTAGACACCGGCCTGAGCCACAAGATCACCCCACTTCGATCAGAGACAGCGACCCCGACCAGTACCCACCAGCCGGATTGATAACGAGCGGGTCAGCGACCCCGGACTGGATGACCACGGTTTCCGCGCCACGGCCCGGCACCCACGGCCGCGCCTCCCGCGTCCACGTCACCTGCGGGCGCGCAGCCCGCACATGCCCCGACACTTCGACGTCGACCGTCCGTGCCGTCGACAGGACCGACGGGGACGAGTAGATGAGCCGCTGCGCGAGCGTTCCCGTCGCCGCGCTGGTCTGCGTCGACACGATCCCGCCGGCCCCGTTGCGGAACACGACCGTGAGCGTCGCCGCCCCGGTCGTGTCGACCGTGACCGTGACCGGCTGGCCAGGGATCACCGGGACCCGCTCTGCGAGCACCACCCGGCCCGGGCCGAGCACGGACCGCGGAGACCAGCCCGAGACGGTGTCCATCCCCGTCCCCGCATCCAGCGAGGCGAGGATCGACTGCCCAGGCGTGAGCACGTTCGAGTCGTGCGCAGCGCAGGACACCCACCGGAACGGGCCGGCGCCCCACGCACCCTGCACGAACTCATCCATGGCCGACATCTCGACGGCGTCGAGCAGGCCGAGGTCCACGGCCCACTCCCTGCCCTGCACGCCGCCGCGCCGCGCGGTGTCGAACGCCCACCTGCGCGACGCGGCCTGCTGGATCACGAACCGGTCAGGCCGGGCCTCCGACTGCGCCGATGCCGGCGCGACCGGCACCATCCGCGCAGTTGTCCCGAGGTATCCGGTCATCGTGCACCCAGCCTTTCTCCGCGGCGCATCACGCCCACGAACTGACGGTCACCGATCTGCACCATGGGGCGCCACGACGACATCGCCGCCGCGACCGCCGACGCGATTCCGGAAGTGTCCACTACGCTCTGCCCGCCACCGTTCATCGCGGCGAGCTCGGCACGGGACGCGCCCGCGTTGATCGCAGCCAACGTCGCGTTGTGCTGCGCCGAGGAGACAGGGTTGATGACCCACTCCCCACCGGCGAGGGGCTGGTCCAGCCACCTACCGGTCGCAGCGCCCTTGAGCGGCCACAGGACGTTGTCGATCCCCGGTCCCGGGTAGGGGGCGGGGACCATCCCGTAGCCATCGCCGACGGTCCCGCCAGAGGCGAGGCCCGAAGCGATGCGGCCACCGTTCGCGTACGCGAGCTGCGCCCGGGTACCACCGCCCGGACCGTTCGTCCGCACCGTGATCGTGCTGGTGCGGTTCCTCGCAAGCCAGTTCAGCTGGTTCTCCGCCGACCACGTCGCCGCGGACGCGCTGATCGTCGAGGACCGGTTCCGGGAGGTGTGGTTGATGTCCCTCTCGGCACCGCCGGTGTTCGCGCCGACGTCGATCGTGCCGCGGGAGTTGTCGGCGTGACGCTTCGCGGAATCCGTCGCCGAGTTCGCCGGCGCGTTGTTGCCGTCGATCGTGACGGTTCCCTCGGTCCCGTCGATCTGCCGCTTCACCTCGCCGGTCTTGAGCTGGGCGGGGACCTTGTTGCCGTCGATGTCGACCGTGCCGCCACTGTTGTTGATGTGGTCGGTCAGCTGCAGCAGAGCCGCCTCCGCGTTCACGGGGGTGCCGTTGATGTCGACGTACCCGCCACCCGCGTTGATCTCCTCGACCAGCGCGTCCAGAGCCATCTGACCATTCATCGCCTCACCGTTGATGGTGACAGCGCCGCCGGCCTCGTTGATCGCCCCCTGGAACTTCCGCAGCTGGTCCTCGCCGTAGTACGTGTCCGCGTTGATGATCACCGGGGAGGCCGGGACATCCCCGACCTGGGACCCGAAGATACGGACCTCTTCCTCAGCGGTGGATGTGTCCGCCTCGACGGGCACCTCAACCGGGGGAACCGTCATGATGCCGTTCAGGCTGGACTCGGCTGGGGCCGTGTTCGCGGTGACCGTGATCTCCGCACCCTCGTCCGCGAGCGCCATGACGTGCCCGACAGCGTCCTCCGCCTGCACGGTCTCACCGTTGATGTTGAGAGTGCCGTTGGACTCGGACACTTCCTGGATGAGGGTGTTCATCGCCTCTTCACCGCCGGTGGTGTCACCGTTGATGGTGATCGTCCCGCCGGGGAGAGCGTCAACGTGAGCGACGAAGCTGTCGAGGTCAGCGGCCATGCCGTTGATCGCGTCGTTCAGCCGGGCCTGCATCTCGACCGGGCCCGCGAAGTCGAGGAACTTCTGCTCTGCCTCGTCGATCGCGGGCAGCGCATTGTCGCGGAGGGTGTCGGCCATGCTGTCGGACTGGTCCGAGAACGTCTGCATGTCGTCCGCAGCGTCCTGGATGTCCTGGCCCAGCGACGCGAGCTCGAGGTCACCGGTCGCGAGACCGATCGCCTCCACACCGAACCCGATCCCGCCGATGATCTCGTTCACCCCGCCGGCGACGTCACCGAGCACCTCGATGGTCTGCGCCCCGAACTCGACCGCGCCGCGGGCGATGTCGAAGAACGCCTCGCCGATGTCGATCAGGTATCCGACGATGTCCGCGGAGTGCTCGGAGATGTAAGCGGATGCGTTCGCGATCGGTTCCTCGAGAGCGACGGCGAGCCCGCCGAGGAGGTTCTGTGCCGCGTTGGTGACGGTCCGCTTCGCGGACTCGAGCGCGGTCGCGGAGTTGTCGGACATGCGCTGCATCGCATCAGCGGTGGTGTCGCCGACGTTGACCCACGAGTCGCCGAGGTTGTCGAGGTCCATCGCGAGGACGCCGGCACCGTTGCCCATGTCCTCCCACATGGTGCCGAACAGGGCCACGCCGGCGGCGTTGCGGGCCATGGGGTCCTCGATGCCGCGGAGGCCGTCGAGGACCGTGTCGAGGCCCTTCTTCGCGTCGTCGCCACCGGCGGCGAACTTCTTGCCCATCTCGTCGGCGTCGAGGCCCATGTCTTCGAACGCTTGACGGGTGGTCTTCGAGTCGTCCTGCGCCCGGATGGAGAACTCCTTGAGCGCATCCGCGGCGACGTCGGAGTTGCGGGCGCCGGCGTCCATCGCCTGCTCGATCAGCCCTCCGGCCTCCGCACCTGACAGGCCCACGGACTCGAACATCGCCCCGTACTCACGGAGCGTGTCGATCCAGTCCTCGGACCGATTCAGGCCCTCCTGCTGCCCACGGATGATGACGTCGAACGCCTCTTCCGCGTTCGCAGCGAGACCGTTCTTGATCATGCTGCCCGCGGCCTCAGCGGCTTCGGACACATCCACGCCGAGGATCTCCGACACGGCGGACAGCTGCTCGATCACGGCCTGGATCTCGCGGCCCGTCGAGTCGGGGAGGATCAGCGCGTTCTCGAGCGCGGCCGTGGCCGTGCCCATGTTCGCCTCGATGCTGTCGCCCCACGCGTTGGTGTAGGCGAGGCCGGCGGCGGCACCGAACTTCCGGGCCGTCGCCTCGTCGAGACCGGTGCGGGCGCCGAACACGTCCTGCTGACGCACGGACTCGAGCACCGCACCGACGACACCGGACGCGACGTACCCGCCGACAGCGGCGACGAGCCCCGCGATCGCACCCACCACGGGGGTGGAGTTCAGGCCGGCGAGGAGGGACCGGCCCGCGCGGGCGCCAGCATCATCGCCGGCGTCCTCTGCCGCGTCGCCGAGCCCCTCGAGGGACTCCTCCGCGTCGTTGGCGTCGACGGTCACGACCATCTCGGCCTTCGCGCCCTGCAGGGCCTTGAGCTTCGACTCCGCCTGGTCGAGGTCGGAGCGGGCCTGGTCGATGGAGACGTTCAGCGTCGCCTCGGCCTCGAGCCGGTTCATGTACTCGATGCGCCGCTCGAGACCTTCGATCTGCCCCTCGGCCTGCTCCACGTCGGCGCGGACGGTAGCCTCCGCGTCGGTCGACTCGAGGTCGTCGATCTTCCCGAGGAGGGACTCGATCTCGGCCTCGGCCTTGTCGATCTGGACGTTCACCTCGGGGGTCGCGTCCATCGCCTCGAGGTCGCGGAGGTTCTCCCGCACCGCGTCGAGGCGGGTCTCGGCCTCGTCGATCTCCGCGGCGATCTGGATCTGCGGGTCGATGTCCTCGAGCCGCTCGATCTCGGTGCGGAGCCGCGCGATCTCGGCCTCGGACTTCGCGACGTCGGCACGGATCACGGGGTCGACGGGGTTGTCCTCGAGCTTCTTCAGCTCGGCGGACAGCTTCCGCACCTCCGCCTCTGCCTCGGCGATGTCGAGGTCGATCTGCGGCTTGACGTCCCGCTTGCCGGTCTGCTCGAGGGCGGCGTCGAGCTTGTCCGCCGCGTCCGCGGCCTTGTTCGTGTCGCGGGCGAGGTCGGTCAGGCCGCGCTGGGCCCGGTTGACGACGGCCTCGTAGATCGTGCGGACAGTCTGATCAGCCACCCGGTGCCTCCTACATGTTCTTCGCCTTCGCGGGGTTCAGGGACGGGTGGGGGACGAACGTGGAGACGTAGGGGTCGTTCTTGAACCGCTCCATCGCCATGAGGACGGCGCGCTGCTTGTAGCAGCGGCTGATCGTCACTTCCCACGCGTGCTGGTAGGCGGGGTTCTGGCAGAGCCCCGCCGGGTCGTCCCCGCCACAGATCGGGCACCTGCCGGCGTCCTTCGCCGCGAGGGCCAGAGCCCAGTCGCGGTCGTTCTCGTCCGCCGTGTCCCAGGCGGACATCGGCATCCCGTAGTCGCGCGCCGTCCTCGCCTCCATCAGGAGGGCGGGGGAGTCGTTCAGGAGGCGCGCAGCAGAGGGACCCGGTTCCCGCCCTGGGTCTGCAGGGCGAGGGCGGTGCGGAACCACTGCTCGAAGTCGTACGGGGACACGCCTTCGTCGTCGTCGAGGAGGGCGTCGAGGTCGAGGTCGACGAGGTCGCCGGCGTGGTCGACAGCGTTCACGGTGACGGCGCGGATCAGCGCGGCACCGAACGTGTCCACGTCGTAGCCGACCTTGGCGTCGATCTCGTCGTCCGGCTTCGGGGGGTGGTTCTTGAGGAGGTTCCGGTACTGGCCGTGTCCGAGGGTGCGGACGCGGACGTGGATCTGCCCCTCGGCGATGTGCTGCTCGAGCTCGGCGAGGCGGGCCTGGACCTCGGAGGCGCGGGGGTCGATGTCGTCGCCGGTGCGGGCGGCCGCGAGCGCGAGACGCTTCTCCTCGGCGCGTAGTGCAGCGGCCTCAGCGACGAGGTCCGAGTGCGCATCGATCGTGATGGTGACGGTGGCAGTAGGGCGGGTGACCACGGTGTTCTCCTGGGGGATGGTGGGGGATGGTGCGCCGCCCCTAGATCCCCCGACCAGGGGCGGCGCACGATTAGGGGGAGACCCGTAGGTCAGCCGGCGGTGAGGGTCACGTTCGGGACGAACAGCGACCCGGCCAGGTCAGCGCGGGCCATGATGTCCTCCTCCGCGGACGCGGCCATCAGGTGCGCGATCTGGGAGACACGCACCCGCCACAGGTCACCGACCGTGGTCGCGTCCGGAGCGACGTCCTGGTCCCAGCCGTGAGCGATGAACAGGAACACCTCGCCACCCTCGGGGAGGGCCTTGTACGCGGCGTTGATCGCCTGGTCCTCGGGGGTCTCCGAGTTCAGCTTCTGCTGGTCCCACACGATGGTGAGGGTGCCGGAGATCGTCTCGCCGATCTTGATCTCCTCGGCGACCTTCTGGCAGGCACGCTGCCGGGAGCGGGTGTTCGCGGTCCGGTCGAGGGTCAGACCGCCGAAGTCGTAGTAGCAGTCGAGCTTCTGCCCGGCGGTGACGGCGGTCAGGGGGATGCTGGTGGTGTCGTCGGTGATGTCGGGCAGGTCGGCGACGTCGATCGCCCAGACGGGCTGACGGCCGGCGGCGACGATCCCGGGGATGGCGGTGGTGCTCATGCTTCCTCCTCGCCCGTGACGGGCTGGTCGGTGTCCTCGGCGCTGTCTGCGACGGGGGCGAACCGTCCGTGGGCGTCACGGACGGGCTGGATGGTCTTGTGGGGGAGTGGGGGGAGCCACCGGCCGTGCTCGTCGACGGCCGGGCGGTCTTCGAGGATCCGGTCGCCGCGCTTGTCGGCGAGGTGGCGGGTGGTGGTGTAGTGGTCGCCGGTTCCGGAGTGGCGGGCGCGGACGACGTCCATGGGCCTCATCGGGGCTCCTTGCTGATCGCGTCGAACTGGATCGAGAGCGAGACACGGACGGGATCCGTGCCCGGCTCCGGGGTGGGCTGCGCGCCCGTGAACCCGCCCTCACGGACCCTTCCACCCATTGGTGTGGAGGCGGTGAGGCGTGCACCCTCGAGGGCCTTCCGGCCCTTCCCGACAGCGGCGAGAGCGTCCAGCACTGTCGGCCCCACGAACACCGCGATCACGGAGTCGGTGCGCTGGTGCACGGGTGCACCGTTGCGGGACTGCTCCGTGCCGGCGGTGGGCCACAGGACGCAGCACTGGGCCACCGACCCGCCCTCCGTGGGGAGGTGGTCGGCGGGCCCGAACTGGGTCGGCAGCGCGCTGTCGAGGGTGCGCTGGACTTCGGTGTGCCATGCGGTCAGAGACGCCATCAGCCCCCCTCAGCGAGACGTGCCATCGCCTCCCGGAACTTCGGTACGTTCCGGTCGGTGGCGGGGCCCATGAACGGCTGCGGCGCCTGCCTCGAGGTGCCGCCCTCGACGAACGGGGCGTAGGAGGCGGTGGCGACCACCGCGGCACGGAGACCATCGCCCTGCACCGCCGTCGTCACGCTGTTGCGGAGGTTGCCGGTGTCGACGGGGGCGAGCGCCTTCGCGTCCGCTTCCGTGTCCAGAGCGACCTTCCGCACCACCTGCGACGCGCGAGGCTGGATCGACGCGGCCTGCCGGGTGAGGTCCGCGGCGACACGACGGATCGCATCCCCGCTCACTGGGCACCACACGCCATCCGGCACGCCGTCGGGACACCAGCCGCTTCCACGGCCTGGACCCACACGTACTCCGGCACCCCGGCACGCGGCCCGATCACCCGCACCCTGTCCCCTTCGCGCGGGGTGTTGCCCCACGGGATGGTGACGAGAGCAGTGCGGGGGGTGACGAGCTCACCGGACGGGGTGACGATCGGGGTGCCGTGCGGGAGCGCGACCCGTGCCGCGCCGGCGTAGACCGGCGAGTACACGTCGACGGTCTTCTGCAGCTCCTCCGACCAGGCCGTGCCGGTCTTCCGGTCCACCTCGACGGAGTCGAACAACAGCGACCGCTGGTCCTCACGCATCTGGTCAAGCTCGCCAGGGGTCAACATCAGGAGTCACCCCCTCGAACGCCGAGCGAGGCACCGGCCCGAGAGCCGGGCCGAGGTCGATCACGTGCACGTCTCCGGGGAACGCGAGACGCCGGTAGTGCGCGGCCAGGGCACGGAAGTCCGCGGCCGTCGACCCCTCGGTCCTCGTGACCGATGATCCCTCCGACGAGAACGACTGCACGCCGCCGGTCTTCGTGACCACGGCCTGCCCGGCCTTCTGGTCGAGCAGGAGCGCGGCCGCGTAGTAGCCGTTCCACGTCGCCACCCACCCGGGATCGACCGGGGCACGCCCCTCAGCGTCGACCACCCGGGATGCGTTGATCGCCGCGGACACCTGCTCGGGAGAGAGGGTGGGCGCGACGTCCACGGCAGCCGTCGCACCGAGCCATGCCCGGAGTTCCTCTTCATCCGTGAACGTCACGCCCGATCACCCCCTCAGTCGCCCGCGGGCTCAGTCTTCGCGGTCTGCTTCCGGGCCGGACGCTTCGGAGCATCCGCCCGCTTCCACTGCTCCGCCTGGACCGAGTCGGCGGACACGGACACGACCGTGCCCGTCACCGGCTCGACCACCTTCACGACGTCAGCCACGATCAGGCCCCCGCGGCCGCGCCGGTGAACCGGAAGAACCGGCCCAGGTCACGGGCGATGAACCCGATCTCGATCTCGCAGATCACCGAGAACATGTTGTCCTGGCGGCCCGCGTGGACCAGCGCGCCGGCCTCGTTGTAGATCGGGCCGCCGTACTCCTCGTACTTGATGCCCTCGACCGAGCCCCACATCGCGGAGCCCCAGTCGCCACCGAACCCGAGGGTCTCGGCGTTGTCCGCATCCGCGGCCTGGTAGACGTGCTTGTTCCGCCACACGGGACGGCCCAGGATCTGACCGGCCTGACCATCGTTCGCCATGGACGAGATGAACAGGGGACGGCCCGCGGTGTCCTTCTCGAGGAGCACCTTCGCCTCGCCCTGACCGGACAGGGCCCACGCGTCGATGTCGCCGTTCGCGGAGGCGACCGACTGGAGCGCGGCGACGAACTTGTCGTACGCCGGGGAGTCGAGGGTCGACGACGCGACACCGGACAGGTTGTCGAACCCGGAGGTGGGCGCGTCGATGCCGTGCAGGACAGCGAGGTCGAACGTCTTCGAGATCGACCCGGCCATGCGGGGGCGGAGCGCGTTGAACAGCGCCGCCTTGTCGCGACGGAACTCGTCCGAGAACGACTCGACCAGCGCGATCTTGTGAGCGCGCAGCTCCTTCTTCCCGAACGTCGGGTTGGAGACGGGCTTCCGACCGGTCTCCGCGACGAACTTCGCGGTCCCGTCACCGGTGATGGTCTGGAAGATCTTGCCCTCGCCGGGCAGATCGACCTTCGGGACGCGCTGCATCACGAAGGACTGCTCCTGCGCGTCGGCCCAGATCTCGGAAGCGAGCTGCGGGGGGAGCTGGACCCCCGCGGTGGTGCGGTTGGTGTCGATACCAGCCATGGTGTGTTCCTTTCAGGGGTGTGGGTCAGCCGAAGTTCTCGGCGGACCACTTCGCGAACTGCTGTGCAGAACTGCCCACGAGCGGGGCAGGGTCGGCACCAGCGGCGGCATCTCGCACACCATGGGCCTGGGGGGTCACGGCGAACCTGGGGTGCGCGGTGACGTACTCGGTGATGTGGGCCTTCACGGCGTCACGGTCCGAGGAGTCGATGTCACGGAGCGAGTCCGTGAAGGCGCGGGAGTCGAGGAGCGCGTCGACGTCCGCGATGCCGTTGCCGGCGCGGAGGACAGCGTTCTCGGCCCGCTGGGACTGCAGGTCGGTTGCGAGCTTGTCGGGGTCGACCTTGTCGCCGTCGGTGTTGATGCCGAGGGCGGTCAGGACCGCGGTCAGCTTCGCGTCGTTCTCCTGCGCGAGGGTCTGTGCGGCCTTCCGGTCGCGGCGCTCCTTCGCGAGGTCCTCGAGGACCTTCGCCTTAGAGCCGGCGGCATCGGGATTCTCGCCCTCCTGGTCGTCGTTCACGGGCTCGGTGGGGGTCTGCTCCACCGGGGTCGTGTTCTCGTCGTCCTGGGGCGCCTGCGGGTCCTGCGGGGTGTCCACCATCTCGGTGTCCTCCTTCGATAGCCACCGCATCACGCGGCGGCATAGGGTTGTCGGTCATGGACTGCGTCCACGTGTTCGAGCCGCACCTGCCGGGCTGGTTCTTCGACCAGGTCGGTGATCTGCGACGCGAATACCACTGCCGGTCGTGCGGCGAGGTGGCACTGTTCGGGCCGGGGGAGTACCCCAACGCTCACTTCTGGGAGCGGTAGACGGTGGGGACGAACGAGTCCCGCCACCCGTCCGTGGACTTGCGGCGCGACCACTCCGAGATGGGGTAGTCACCGCGCTGCCACGCCTCGTAGCCGTCGTCGCCGAGGATCGACCGCAGGTCATCCGCCGGCATCGACTCGACAAGCTCCTCCGCCGTCCCCGTCCGAGACTGCGCGTCCCGCATCCCGGGGAACCCGAGCTCCTCCCACGACTTCGTCACGGGGACGCGAGCGCACCGGCAGTTCGGATGCCCGAGCGGTCCAGGCTCGTCCACGTCATGCCGCGACCCGTGCTGGGACAGGCAGGCACGGCACGTCCGCTCATCGCCATGGGTGAGCCACTCCCACCCGGCGAGTACGTCACTGTTGGCCTCTTCGACCCGCTGCGCGGCGGTGCGGTGAGCGTCGATCATCTCGGTGCGAGCGATCGTGCGTGCCCGGGCGAGGCCCCCGTTCCACTGGTCCTCGATCCCGCGGACCGCGAGCGCGGCAGCACGGCGAGGGTTCTCACCGACCGCGACACCGCGCATCATCTGTTGCCGGATCGCTGCCTGTGCTTCCGCGGCGAGGTGCCGGTTCCGTGACGTGATCTGCCGGGTGGAGCGCTCGATGATCGCCGCGACCTGCCCCGCATCAGCGCCGACCACCGAAGACCGGAGCTCGGAGCGGAGCACACCGGACAGGCCCGCACGGACCATGTCCGCCGCACCGTCCGACGATGCAGCGACCACGCCGGTGAGGAACGTGCCCGCCAGCGCCGGGGACCGCTGCGCCATGTCGTCCAGCGCCCCGTACACGGCTTCGAGCGCGGCCTGCGCTCTCGCGTCCCGCAGCAGAGCCGTGCGGGTGACCCTTCCGCCCGCATGCTCCGCCGCGAGAGCGATCAGCGCCGCCTCCACCTCCGGTCGGACCATGTCCCACGCCCGCGACCACGCCTCCACCAGCGCGCGCTCTGCCTCGGTGAGACGAGACGCGAGGAGCACATCGAGCGCGGCCTCGATCCGGAGCTGGTCACGCGTCGCCACTGCCCATCACCCCAGGATCTTCCTGCCGGGCACGGAACGCCGCGACCGACGCCGCCTGCTCGGCAGACACGGCCTCGAGGATCCGGACGATGTCGTCCGGGGTCTCGCCCAGATCGGGGAGAACCTCCGCGAGGGGGTAGCCCATGTCGAGCCGTGCCTGCGCGTTGGTGAGCCGTTCCGTGTCGTCCTGCGGGGCGGGGTCCATGAACTCCGGCCACGCATCCGGGACGCCGAGCAGCTCCATCAGAGTCGACAGCCGGCCGCGCACGGCACGGTTGAACGACCGCACCGTCGCAGTACGCCGCGACGCGAGGACCCGCAGCGCCGCGCCCGACGGGATGTTCCCCAGATCGGGGACGACGTCCGAGACGGGGATCCCGACGGTGTTCGCGATGTCGGTGTGCCAGTCCCGCTTCACCGCGATCAGGTTCTGACTGTTCGGCGGGTTCAGCTGCACGAGCGGCCCCGCGCCCTTGAACCCGAAGATGCTGTTGCGGGTCTCGTCGAGGTCGAGGCGGGACTCGTTCACCTTCCCCGTCTGCGGGTTGATGGTCGTGTCCGGCTGATGGTTCAGGAGGCCGGCGACGACCTTCCCGTACCACTCCGTGTTCGACAGGATCGCGTGGACAGTGTGGTTCAGGCCGTCCTGCGGCGCTATCACGTCGCGGAGGATGGACCGGCCGTGCCCGCCCTGCGTCTCCGCATCGAAGGGGATGTGCACCCACGGCACGCGCCCGAACTGGTGGGGCTGCACCTCGGGCTCACCGTCCCCGGCGTACGGGGCCCACGCTTCCGCGTTCTGAGCGTTCTCCCACGACGCACCGTCCGCGCCTTCGGGGCGGACCTTCGCGACCGTCACCCACCGCTCCGCCCTGTCGGGGTAGTAGGTGTTGACGCGTCCGTACCCGTCCGTGTCGACCCAGATCTTCCACGCGACACGCATCCGCGACGGGTCCGCCGGCTCGAGGAGGAACCCTGCCTGGTCGGCGCGGTGGTACCAGGGGCGTGGCTTCCCGTCCTCGCCGGGCCAGACGAGGATGTATCCGTCCCCGCACCGCCACGCCTCGTTCACGGCGAGGTCGACGACCTGGTCGACGTCGAGGGCTTGCGAGACTTCGTCGGCCTTCTCCGCCCCAGCACCGGACCATGCCTGGATCTGCACCAGGTCGGTGAAGTTGGAGCGGACGGTGTAGCAGGCGTTCAGGCGGGCCTGGCGCACGATCCACCCGAACTTCTTCTTGTACGCGTCGGAGGCGTACGGGTACTTGTGGTCCCCGTGCTCGTAGTCGCGGTACAGGTCGTAGCCGGGGGCTCGTTCGATGTGGTCCTTCACGGCGGAGAGCACGTCGCTAACGGGCACAGTGCCTCCTATCCGATGCCGGCCACAGCAGGGCCGGTGAGAGTCAGGTCGTGGGGGTCGATCATGCGGGCGTACCGGAGCGCATCCAACGAATGGTCGGCGGTCTTGATCGGGGCGTCCTGCCCCTTCTCCGTCGCCTTCGGGTCCCAGGAGTAGCCGGGCGCTTCGTTGATCACGCCCGCGCAGCGGTCGGTGACGTGGAGTTGGCCGGCACCGAGCATGGACGCGATCACGCGGATCCCCGCGGTGACGTCGTTGTCCGCGTTCACGACGGGGAGGCCCATGTTCGTGAGCTCGACCTTGAACGACGCGGCGGCGGGGTCGACGGCGAGGGTCGGGATGAACGGCTCCGTGTCGTGGGGGGTGTGCTTGTCGAGCAGCCATGCCCGGAGCTTGGTTGCGAGCTGCTGGTCGGTGAGGCGGCGCTGAGACAGCGATGGGTCGTAGCGCCACTCATCCACCGCCCAATACCCCCCGGTCCGGTCCTGCCCCAGCAGCACGGCGCTGGTCGCGTTCGTGGTGCCGTAGTCGATGCCGACACCCGCGTAGCGGGCCATGGGCGGCATGTCCTCCCAGGGCACCACGTGCGTTTCCGGGTCCCACGAGTCGAAGATGGCCCCTTCCGCGGCGACCCATTCACCGAGGACGAACCGGCGATACCAGAGGCCCGTGAACTCAGACCGGATCGACGCCTTGTACTCCTCCGTCAGCGACGGATTGTCCTCGAGGGAGAAGTGCCAGGCGCGCCACGAGTCGAGCTTGTCGACGCGGTCGAGGTACTTCTTCTTGAGCCAGTGAGCGGGGTTGTCAGGGTTCGTGGAGCCGAACAGCTTCGCGCCGGCGACGGACATGCGGCCCAGCAGCTGGGTGAAGAACTCCTCCGGGATCACGGTGACCTCGTCGACGTGCGCGCCGGCCACGGTCATGCCGCGGATGACCTTCTCGGCCTTCGCGTCGGATGCGCCGAGAACATGCACTGTCCTGCCCAGGATCCGCGCGGTGGGCGCGCCGTAGTTCCCGAGGACGTGGTCGGACAGTTCGCCGTACAGGTCTGGGTTCTGCATCGGCAGGAGGTTGTTCCTCCAGACCGTGTCACGGGTCCGGCCCACCATCACTAGCTCACCACCGCGGGGAGCGTCCGACACGAAGAACAGCCAGCGGAGGAGCCCGATGATGGTCTTGCCGGAACGGATCGACCCTTCCGTGATGTTCACGCGAGCCGATGACCGGACCAGGAAGTCACGCTGCTTCTCGCTAGTGCTCACGGCCCATCCCCAGCCCTTCACGGAGAGAGTCGAGCAGCGACACTGCGGCACGGACGCCGTTGTCGGAGTCAGCGTCACGGGCGGCGACGGACTTGTCGAACGCGATCCCGGATGCGGTCATGATGTTCCGCCACCCTTCGGGGGTGGGTTCCTCGGTGACGACGACCTTGCCGGCGGCGATGTTGATCGACGGTTCCCAGAGGCGGGCGCGGAGCTTCGCGGCGTCGAGGGCGTAGTCGACTTCAAGCTGGGCGCGGATGGCTCGGGCATCGGTCTGTGCGGCCTCGGTCGCCTCGCGTGTTTTTCCGTTCCGAACCGTTCGGATGTCGGCTTCCTTCGCCCATCCGGTGACGGTGCCTTTGGGGATGCCGAGGTTCTTCTGGACGGCGCTGGGGCCTTCCTCCTCGTACATGCGGAGGGCTTCGGCCTTCTCCTGGTCGGTGTAGGTGCGGCGGTCTGCCATGGCGGACCTCCGTTGACCTCCTGGCCGTGTTGGCGTTGGTGCCCGCCGGCCCGTACGGGTCGCGTCCGTACGGGGGCGGGCTGGATGGGCTGTGCCCGTGGTGTGTGGCCCCGGCACCGTCAGGGTTGTCTCTCCCTGGGGCGCCGGGGCGTGCGCCGTGCTGCTCGCGTGGGCCGGGGGACGGCAGTGTTGCGCGGTGCAGGGGTGGCGCGCCCGCGAGCCGTATGGGCTCGAGCGGGGGTAGGTCCACCGTTTGCCGCTGGCGTCCCTGCGACTGGGCTCTTGGGTCCCGCCACGGTGGTACGGCGGGGAGTGGGGGTGCCGGGGGACACGGGCTGACGCGCCGTCGTCGCTGGTCCGGTCTTGGGCATGAAAAGACCCCAGTGCTCGATGCGCTGGGGTGGGAGTAGAGACACTGGTGCCTCAGTCGGAAGGTTACACGATGGCGGGGACGGATGCCAGCACCGGGAATCCGTAGTGTCGGCGGAGGTCGGCGACCTGGTAGCGGGGCCCGTCGGGGTCGCACCGGTACTCGGGGTCGCGGTGCTGCCGGCGGGCCCGGTCCCGTTCGGCGTTGCGGTCCCGCTTGACGCGGTTCTCGATGCCGGGGGCGAACCGGTCCGCTTCGCGGAGCGTGAGCATCGTGTGGTCGGGGACAGCGGCGGCGTGGCGTTGGATCTCCTCCGCGTCCGCCATCGACGGTGCGTCGTCCTTGGGGGCGTTGCCGGTGAGGCGTGCGAGGCGCCACCACAGGGCGGTGAGGTCTTGTTGCCACTCCTCGCCCCAGGGGGACTCAAGGACCCGGGGGGTGGAGTCCCAGTGCCAGCGCCAGCACTCCTCCCACGACCCGCGGTGAGGCTCCTCGGTGATCGTCTCCCGCCACTCCCGCAGCACCTGATCGGGGTGGGGGAGGTCGTCGCCGTGGTCCGCATCCGGCGACCAGGGGCCGCGCATCGCGAGGGCGTCACCGCCGGGGATCCGGTCGGTGGTGCCGCGGATTCCGGTGAGGTCCATGCTGTAGCCGGCGATGGTGAGCATCACGTCGGACAAGTCGCTGCGCCAGTGGCGGATGTCCTCGAGGCGGTCTCGCATGGTGCCGATGAGTTCGAACGAGGTCACTGGATCACTCCTGATGCGTAGAGGGCGTGGGCGATCTGGGCTCCGGCTCCGATGGCGCAGGGGATCGGCATGTACCTCACGTACCGGTGATCGGTGCGCGGGGCGGCGTAGGAGAACCCAGCCGCGGCGACAATGAAGCCGAGCGCGGAGATGAGCGCGAGCGTGGTCACGCTTCCTCCCAGGGGGTGACGAGACGGCGGCCCACGGCAGCGTCGCCCACCACGTCCCACTCCTCCTCGGCTTCGATGGGCACGAGAGCCGACCAGCCGACCATGTCCTCGTCCCATCCGAGGTCGTCAATGAGGTCGGGTCGGTGCCATGCACCGTCGTCCTCGATCTTGCGGGACACCTGGTAGACGTCGGCTGTCGTCGCCACGGTCCCGACTGGTAGCGCTTCGGCCTGCTCGGCGGACTCGATCAGGACAGGGCGGTACAGGGTGGTCATCGGGTCTCCTTGGGGTTCATGGGGCCGAATGCGAGGTCGGCCAGCTCGGACAGGGTCAGGGTGTCGGGATCGCGCGCGAGCAGCGCCTCCTCGCGGGACAGGTCGCAGCGAGGGCAGCGCGGGTTGTGGGTCTTGCAGTCGTGGGCAGTCACGGGGGTCTCCTATGCGCAGAGGGGGAAGCCGGGGAACGGCTTCCCGAGGGTGGTGTTCTGCTCGGGCACGGTCCCGCCGGCGGCGTACCAGCCGCCTGCCCGCATGAGCCCCTCGACCTGTTCGGTCGTGAGGGTGACGTTCCCGCGCCCGTCGGGCTCGTACGTGAACGTCACAGGGATGCCGTGGTCGTCGATGCGGCGCCAGGTGGTCACGGGGTGTCCTTTCGCTGGGCGAGGGTCTGGCGGATCTGGGCGATGCGTGCCTTCGCCTCCTCTGGGGGGAGGGGCGTCGAGCACTTCCGGCAGTCATGCGCCCACTGATCCGGATGCTTCCCGCACTCCTTCCCGACGGGGATCTTCCGGGCGGCACGGGCACGGACCCACGACGACACGTCCGACGGGCGGAGGAACCATCGCTCCGTCCGCGGGCCCTGACGGACGAAGTGCTCCCGCGCGGCCTCGAGACCCTCACGGGGGAGGCCGGCGAGAGCCTGGTGCCACAGCATCAGACGGTCACGGTTCGCGTGCCGGACCTTCTCCTGCTGCTCGGCGGTGCCGGTGCGGGGCTGCCACTGCTCCACGAGGCGGGCGAGGATCAGCGACTCGACGTAGGCGGTGATCCACTCGCCGGTGACGGCGGTGCCCTGCCACTGGATCGCGGCGCGGGTCCCGTTAGCCGCGGTGACGATCTCGGTGGCGGGCTGGTCGAGGGTGTCGAGGGCGGATCCGATCGGGGTGGGGTCGTTCATGAGGGTGCTCCCATCTGTTGCATGTCGAAGTGGGCTTGGACGAGCGAGTCGCGGGAGTCGACCTCGCGGTTCGGTCGTTGTTGGGTGCTCCGGTCGGGGCGGGCGTTGCGGAGCCAGTTGCGGACGACGGCGTCCCAGTCGAGTCGGCGGTTGTTGCCGCCCTTGGACCAGTCGCGGACCTTCGCGATCTCGAGCTCGAGGTCGACGCCTCGGTCGGCGGCGAGCTGTCGGTGCTCGGGCTTCGGCTCCCAGTCGTCGGGGATCTGGTGTGCGCCGCGCTTGCGCGGAACCACACTCTCCGTAGGAGAGTGCTTCTCCCCTTCTCCTCTTCTCCCCTTCTCCCCTTCTCCAAGGGGTGACCCTTCGCGAAGGTCTCGCGAGGGTGTCGCTACGGTCTCGCGAGGTTCTGCATCCTCGCTGGTAGGGAGGGGGTAGCGGGACTTCGCGGCCTTGTCGATGCGCTGATGCTTCGACCAGGCGTTGACGTACAGGTACGGCTTCCCCTCGAGGGTGTAGCGAGTGATCTGACCGCCTTCGGAAAGCCTCGCGAGGCTTCGCGAGACCGTCGCGAGAGTGTCGCGAGGGTCGTCCTCGAGGGGGAACAGGTCGGCGACGATGAGCTTCTCCACGTCCCGGCCGACGCCGTTGTCGTCGACATAGGACCAGAGGCCGATGAACACCAGGCGGGTCGTCCAGTCCATCGCGGCGATGTCCTCACTCGACCAGAACTCCGGGCGGATACTGCGGATCCTCAACGGGAGCTCCTCTCTTCATGTTGCAGAGCGAGTGCGTGACTCGCAGGTTCTTGACGGTGTCGGGGCCACCGTGCGACCACGGCACGATGTGGTCGAGGTGGACGTCGTCCGGCTCGACTTCGCCGCCGCAGAGCTGGCAGGTGTGCCCGTCCCGGGCGATGACTGCCTGACGGACCCGGGCCGGGATCTTCGTCCGGACCTTCTCGGGGTCGCGGCCCCGCGCCCAGTGCCACTCCCACCACGCGCGCGACTCGATCTGGGCGAGCGGATACGGGTCGTCGGGGTGGCCGAGGTTGATGTACCTCGGTGGTGGATCGGGGCGTTGGACGAGCTCGGCGATGCGCTCACGGTGCGCCGTGGGGAACTCCTCGAGCGGCATCACTACGTCTCTGCGGGACACGGCTGCGCCTCCTCATTCGTCGTAGGTGGGGTGGTCGGCTCCGAGGAGCCATGCGAGGTCTGCGAGGGTCATGTGGACCCATTGCTGGGCGGGGTTGGTGGTGCCGCGACGTTTCGCCACGACCACGCCGATCCGGGCGTCGTCGTTGCGGGCCTCGAGGTGTGCTTCGCGGATCCAGCCGGCGAGGTCGGTGCGGGCCGTGTCCTTGAGCTCGAGGACGACGCGCTCGCCTCGGTGGCGGATCCCGCCGATGTCGCCGCGGTCCTTCGCGCCGTGCTTCACGCGGCGGTCGATGCGGTCGTCAAGATTGGAGGCGAGCCAGTCGGCGATGGAGCGTTCGAAGCGGGCGCCGGCAGCGCGGGCGGAGGCACGGGAGCGAGTCACGCCTTCCTCCCTTCGCAGATGTCGAGGAGTTGTTGGGGGTCGATGAGGGTGCCGCGGCGGTCTGCGCTGGTGGCGAGGCGGCGGATGGCGGCGAGGATGACGGCGGGCCTGTCTTCGGGCATGGCGTGGTCCTTACGGGCATGAGAACGGCCCGCCACCTGGTGAGGTGACGGGGCTTGCTTGTGTGGAGCGCAGATATCATCCACGCATGGAGACAATTATTGGTGCGCTGATCGCTTCGGCTTCTGGCGCAGGCACGTGGGCCGTCGGCGCTTGGTGGACGAGGAAGCAGTCGGTCAACGCAGAGCGCAAAGCGCTAGCTCGAGAGCTCATCCGGAGCCGCGGGAACAATGCGCAGTTTGCTCAGGCCATGAACGAGATCCCCGTCGTTTTCGACGACGACCAGACGCTAATGGCTATCTACCGTCAGTTTGCTACTGGTCATTCTTCTAACGAGGCGATGCTGGAGTTGCTAGTCCGACTGGTAGAGGTCACGGGGATTGCGAAGTCTGCGAAACCAGACGATCTCAAGCACTATCTCTTAGCTAAGGAATGAGTCCCGAGTAGGGGATCATGCGTGACCGTCCAGGGCGTGGCGGATGACCTTGAAGGCATCATGTAATGCCGGATCGGACGATGTATCGAGACAGCCCATCGCGTCCCGCGCGGCCTTGATCCGCGCCTCGGCCTGCCATGCCCTCTTCTCGGCTTCGTAGGCGCGGGCCATCCAGGAATCCAGCTCAGCCTCTAGCTGGTCTCGGGTGGGCTGCACGGTCACGGGGACAGCTCCTCGATGTCGGCGTTGGCTATGTCGTCCTCGCTGATGTGGAGTTCGACGCCGTCGTAGCGGTGGGGGATCGTGGCGAGGGGGCGGGCATTCTCGACGGCATCCTCCTCACTGTCAGCGTGCACAACGATGAACGCGGTCAGGGTCAGTTCGTAGCGGGTCACGGGGTCTCCTCGAGGTACTCGACGCGCCAGGTCGGGTGGATCGGGTAGGTGCGGCCCGGGTCGTCGTCGAAGCGGACCATCAGGTGCTCGGCGGTCCGGGACGATCCGGTGATGGTGGCGTGGTCACCTCCGTCGTAGATGATCCGTGCCCCGCGCTTCGCGGGCACGCCGTAGCGGTCCCGGATGGACTGCATACTCATCGCTCCTCCTCGTCTCGTCGTGCGGCACGGGCGGCGGACAGGGCGGCGCGGGCATCGTCGGTGTGATCCGTGCACCCTCCGTGCACCGTGTCGTCGTAGTTCCAGCACGTACCGGCCCCGTCGCCCCGGCACATGGCGAGGGCAGCTTCGGTCACCTCCTCCTCGGTCGGCTCCTGCGCGGCGCGTGCGGCCTCCATGCCCCGAGCCCAGACGGCCCCGGCGTGCCAGATCCACAGGACGAGATCCTCGTCGGGCATCCCGTTGCGCTCGGCGTGCTCGGTCGCGTTGCGCATGGACTCCCGCACCTCGGCAGGATCAGCACCCAGCGCGTGTGCGGCGGTGGTGAAGGGGTCGGTGGTCATCGGGGGTCTCCGTTCTTCTCGGTGAGGCCGAGCTCGGCCAGGGCGACAGTCCGGGCTGCGTCGAACGTGTGATAGCTGCGCGGCCACCCGGGGCGCACGATGCCGTCGCTCCGCACCGTCACGAGCCAGGGTCGGCGCGCGGCGGGCATCCGGCGGATGCGGGCGGTCTTCACGGACGGACGGAACAGGCTCGCGAAGGTGCTCATGCCGCACCGTCCTCTCCGACGACACGGACGCCGCGCTCAGCGAGGTGGTTGGCGAGGTCGACCCCCGTGGCCGAATCTTCCGGCGATCCCCAGAACTCCAGCATGAGCCGGTGGATCTCCTCGGCTCCTTCGGGGCGTGCCGGGGGCTCGGTCAGCGCGTCGGTGAGGGCCTCCGCGGCGTCGCCCTCGTCGAGTTCGACGTCGTGCATCTCCATCAGGTGTGCCCGTAGCCGCTCGACCATCTCGTCGGTGATCGCGTCCGGGGTGAGGGGGCGGGACTCGGCGTTGCGCTTCTCGTCGCGCGTGTGCGAGCTGCAGTGCTGCCCGGTGAGGGCATGAGCGGGGACCGGGCCGACGGTGAGCTCGTCGCCGTCGCGGGTGATGGTGACCCAGGCGAGGCCCTTGTCACGGTGGACGGTCAGGGCGTCGCCGTCGAGGTCGGTGTGCTCGGTGGTGTGCATGGCGGGGCTCCTCAGAGGGTGAGGCCGACGCAGACAGCGAAGGCGGTGAGCGGGAACAGGACGATGGCGATGCGGCGGACTGCGCGAGCCTGCGCGGCGCAGACACGGCAACGAGGCGGGCACGGAGTCATCGGGTCTCCTTCGATCGGATCAGGCGGGTGCACTGCGTGTACGGGGTCGAGGTGCCGTTGATCTCGTGGCCTTCGAGGACCGGCCGAGCAACGCCGACCGTCCGCCAGGAGATGTGCACGGTGACGCCCGAGTAGCCGCGCGCCCGGTTGAAGTACGCGTGAGTGCGGGCCCCGTCACGGTGGACGTTCACGGCCCACCCGCACCGGATCGCATCGGACGCGAGGCTCGGGAGAGCGCGGGGGATCATGCCGTCTCCCCGCAGTCCGCGCCGTCGTCGTCCGCGACCTCCTCGAGGTGGAGCGCGAACATCTCGCCCACGGACTGCTCGGGCCCGCCCGCTGAGCCCTGCGACTCCATCTCCTCGCCACACGTGCACCGGCACCAGGCTTCGCCCGGGGACTCGAGGGTGGGCGGATCGGTGCGGTGGTCCTCGAGCTCGTGAACCGTCTCGGTGATGACGGCACCGTGGCCGTCGTAGCGGATCGTCATGACATCGCCTCCAAGGCGTCGAAGATGGTCAGTTGATCGGGGTGTTGGTCCGGCTCGTCGCCGACGGGGACCGGTAGGCGCCCGCCCGGGTAGAGGACGTGCGCGATGTCGCGGAACCGCGGCCAGTAGCTCTCCGGGGAGCGCCAGCGCCGGAACCGGACCGTCTCGTCACCGGACACGGGGTGCTCCTCGGAGTCGGGGTGCGCGGCGTAGTACGCGATCACGTCCTCGAGGGACCGCGTCTCGTCCGGCGGGATCCCGTACCCGGACCAGCGAGAGCGGAGGATCGCGTCGGGGTGCGGGTGCTCGGGCGGCTCCCGATGCCCCGTGACGCGGTCCTCGGTGTCCGGTACGGGCCGGTACAGGTGCACTGCGCCCGTGCTGTCGCGGAGCCGTTCACGGTCGACGATCACGCCGCCCACCTCAGCTCGAACAGGACCCGGCCCTCCGGCACGGTGGCGGCGAGCGTGCTGCCCGGCTCCCACCGCCGTCGCACGTCGCGCCACTCCCGGCGGCGCACGGACAGGTGCGAGAACACCGGCGGGAGGAACTCCCGCGCCGCCGCGCACGCCATGAGCACGTTCGGGACCGGGACGACGGTCCGGGCGCCGGCGGGCGGGATCACGGTCATCTCGAGGTACGGGGACGCGCCGGCGGGCTTCGTCGGAGAGAACCGGGCGTCCTCGAACGCGAGGAAGCTCAGGAGGTCCAGCTGCGTCATGCGGCAGCCCTCCGCGCCGGGTTGGACACGGCCTCGAGCGTCCGAGCCAGGGTGATGTTCCCGGCGCGGCGGGCAGCGTTCGCGGCGGAGCGAGCCCGGACCCAGCCGCAGGCACGGTACGCGTCCTCGACCGAAGTGCCGGCGGCGAGGAGGTCCGCGAGACGCTCGAGACGCGGCTTCGACGGGGCGTGCGCCGACACATCCACTACCGGGGCCGGGGGAGGCGGCGGGGTGTACTCCCCGCGGGTCCACGCTTCGAGGATCGGGTCGATGTGGTGCGCGGTGGCTTGCACCGCGTCGACGAGCGCGGGGGAGTCCGTGCCCTCCGCCGGGGCGGAGATGACGTACCACTGCCGCCGGTCCGGGTCCGTCCAGGTGTGCCCCGTCCACGCCCCCGTGATCGTGACGGTGTCGGGGACGATGGTGTGGAGCTGGTTGAGTGCGGCGCGGTGGTGGCGGGCGTCCGGGGCGGGGGCGTGGATCGGGAAGATCGCGACGTAGCGGGTGGTCATGATGCGGCCCTCCAAGCCTCGGTGACGATGCGCTGCAGGGGCGCGGCGAGATCCCGGCGCCCGCGCCGGTACAAGGTCCGCGCTGCCGCGGACCGGCCCCAGCCGAGCCGGTCGACGGTCTCCTCGATTGGGACCCCGTCAGAGAGGCCGGCGTCGATCTGTGCGATGTACTCGTTGACCCGGCGGCGGTTCGCGGACGCCATGTAGGCGCGACCCTCGGGGGTCTCGGTGAGGAGCCGCAGGGCGGGCATCGGGATCACCCCGGCCTCGGCTTCGCGCCGGTGCCGGAAGCACAGTCCGCGCCGGCGGGCAGGCCGGTCGCAGTGCGCGCACGGATTCCGCACCACGGCAGGCTCCCGTGCAGGGACGTCGCCGTGCTTCACAGACAGGATGTCCTCAGCGATCACGGCGAGCGTCGTCTCCGAGTGGCCGGTGCGGATGTTGTGCAGGGTGGTGCGGCCGTACCCGATGTGCTTCGCGAGGTCAGCGAGGATCACTCCCTCGTCGAGGAGCGCGTCGATGTGCGCCCGGACGGGGCCAGCGGGCACCCGCTCCGGTGCGGGCGGGGTGGGGGCGTGCTTCGCCTGTGCGTGGCGGCAGAGGCCGCACTTGCAGCCCTGGGCGTATCTGGCCGTGGTGCCATGGGGGTAGATCGCCATGACGTCCTCCTGTGAGTAGGGGTGGGGTGTGGAGCGCCCCGGCCGGGAGTCGGACCCGGCCTGCGACCATCGGGGCGGCACAACAAAGGCCCCCGCGCAATGCGGAGGCCTCGGTGGTGCGGTACTGCTGGTGGATCAGAAGGGCGGGTCGTCGTATCCGCCCTGGTTGCCGCCGCCGGCCCACGGGTCGGCCTGCGGCGTGCCCTGGGACTGGCCGTAACCGCCCTGCGCCGGGCCCTGCGGAGCACGCCCGCCACCCTGGCGACGGTCGACCTTGTTCGGCACTGCCGTCGCGTAGCGCAGCGCCGGGCCGATCTCTTGCACGTCCAGCTCGATCGACGTGCGCTGGTTCCCCTCACGGTCCGTGAACGACCGCTGCACGAGATTGCCCTGCGCGATCACGCGGGCTCCCTTCTCGAGCGACTCCGCGACGTTCTCCGCCGCGTCCCGCCAGATCGTGGAGCGGAGGAACAGCGCCTCCCCGTCCCGCCACTCGTTCGCCTGCTTGTCGAAGGTGCGCGGCGTCGACGCGATGGTGAAGTTCGCGACCGCGACCCCGGACTGGGTGAAGCGGAGCTCGGGGTCGGCGGTCAGGTTGCCGATGACGGTGATGATGGTGTCGTTGGCCATGGTCAGGCGGTCTCCTCGTAGTCGAATCGTTCGGTCCAGTAGTGCTTGTAGACGGAGCCGGTCTTCTGGCCGCGGGAGCCATCGACGCACTCCCACGCGATCTGGTCGCGCCAGGCACCGCCCAGGCCGGTGATCTTGACGAGCCGGGCTGAGGTGCGGTTCCGCCAGGTCTGGCCGACCTCGGGCGTCGGCTGCTCGGCGCGAGACGCGGGCTGGTCCACGACGAGGAACAGGTCGAGGATGTGGCCGTGCAGAGCTGCGGGCCCCTCGTGGTGGTGCTTGTCGATCAGGGCCGCGAGCTTCGCGGCTGTCTTGTCGCTGGTCTTGGACGCCATCAGGCGGTCTCCTTCATGGGTTCAGCGGCGATGGTCCCGCCGTCGTTGTCGTACAGCACCCACCCGGACCGGGTGAGCACAGGGGTGTCCTCGGGGGTGCGGATCCCGAGGCGGGGCACCATCCGCCCGTACGCGTACGAAGCGGAGGGGTTCGCGTGGATCTCGCCGTGGTCCCCGCGGACCCCGTCACCACACACGGTGATGAGGTTCGCGAGGCGGTGAGGGTCGGGACCGGACCGGCCCTGCCGGTGATGGGTCGACTCCGCGGTCCGGCCACAGACGACGCAAGCGCCGCCGTCCCGTTCCCAGGCACGGCGGCGCTGACGTTGGTAGTGGGCCTGCCCCTTCCGGTTCACGTCGCCTGCCCGACAGGCTCGGCGGCGAACTCGGACCGGCGCGCCGCGCTGATCGAGCGGCCGATCTCGAGCCGGTCCCGGAGCACCCGGATCCGTTCCCGGGCCGCGCGGTGGACCTGGTCCGCGGCCTCCGCCGCGACGCGCAGCTCCTCCACCTCGAGCACCGCGGCCTGCTTCCGGTCCTCGATCGAGCCCTGCCCGCCGATGTACGCGCGGGCGTACGCCTTCCGGTGCTCGGACCACGCGACTACGCACGCGGCGTCCAGGCGAGCGATCTCGGTCGACAGAGCGTCCAGCTCCCTGCCGATCCGTGACAGCTCGAGGACGATGTCCGTCGTGCTCATTGGGCCAGGCCCTCGATCTGATGCTGGTGCGTGAAGCTGACGCGGAGATCGCACGTGTCGCAGCTCGCGGAGTAGTCAGCGACCACTTCGCCGTCGCTCGCGCCGTGGAACTCGTAGTCCTCCCGGAGCGTGCGATCGGGCTTTCTGGTGATGAGGTCCGACTGTCGACGCCTCATCTCCTCCCACTCGTCGAGCGGGACCTTCCCGTAGGCGAGAGCGATCTTCTCCTCCGCGGACTCGATCTCGGCCTCCCGCCGTCTTGTGCACCGGGGGCAGGTGGTCCAGTTGTCAGCGCTCATGCGTCGGCCCTCTGAGCGTCGAGCATCGGCAGGCCCGTGTCCGCGAGCAGGTCCCGCAGCTCCCCGGACCGGATCGCGTCAGCGACCACGTCCTTCCCGTCGCTCTTCGTGTCCCAGCGGAGGGACTGGTACGGCGCACCCGCGGGCGCCTCCACGATCCCGGGGAGCAGCTCCCCGTCCTTCGTGACCGCACCGTCCTCCGTCACCTCCACGATCGAGGCGAGGACCTCCTTCGACGCCCACGGCTTGAGCCGCTTCACCGTCTCGACCATCTCCGGTCGCGACTGCTCGAGATGCTCAGCGAGGGCGTCCTCGTCGATCACCTTCGGACCGCCGGCACGCTGGGCCAGGGTCACCGACGCGACCTTCTCCCCGCCGAGGGTGACGGTCCACGACTTCGCGCCCGAGTCCTCCGCAGACGCCTCGAGCGCCTCGAGGTGGTCGGCCTTCTCCGCCTTCATCGCCTCGGCGACGATGTCCGCGATCAGCTTCAGCGCGGCGTACCGCAGGTTCGTGTCACGCAGCAGCATTGGTGTTCTCCTTCGGCTTCGCGGCTTCCTCACGGACCCGCTGGATGAACGCACGGATCAGATCCGCGCGGCTGGTGTTGGCGAGGTTCTCGCCGGTGCCCTTCCCGAACTCGGCCACAGCCCAGTTCGGATCGAGCTTGAGCTCCCCGCACATCTGCCGGAGTTCAGCCCGGGCGCGGTCCGCGTCCGCCGTGGCGGGCTCCGTGTAGGACTGGGCGTCCGGGTCCGGCTCGTCGGTCGGGAGGGTGAGGGCCTGCAGCAGGTAGGTGCGGAACGCGACGGACATCGCCTTCGGCACGGACTTGTCGCCCATGTCCTGCGACTCACCGACGGAGACGCCGGTGATGATCGACCCGTCCGGGCCGTGCCAGTGGTACGCGACCTCGACGACGGTGGAGGTGGCCTTCCCGCCGTACTGCCGCTCGACCTTCCGCACCTCGGGGACGATCACGGCACCGACCTCGCGGAGAGCGGGGCCAACGGCGTTCATCACGTCGTCGATGCCGCGGAACTGGAACCGGAAGTGGTCGTTCCGCTGGTGCTTGCCGAGGCCGCGCACGCGCTCCATCACGGCGACCATCGACTGGGCGGCGGTCATCTTGTCGCTCACGCCGGCACCCCCTCTCGGGGTGCGAGGACGGACACGAGCCCGCCCTCCACCTCGACCTCCGCGATGCTGTACCGCTCCCGATCCCGCCACTCGAGCGGGGGGAGCCCCGCCCGGTCGTGGTAGTTCAGCTCGATGCGGTGCACGTACTCGGTGTGGTGCAGGGACATGCTCGTCGGCTCGGGCATGTCGTTGGCCTGGATCCAGGCCATGGCAGTGGTGAACAGGTCGGTCATCATCGGTTCTTCCCCTTCCGGGAGCGTTGGTTGTCGATTCGTCCAGGGATGTGGTTCGCGGGATCGCCGTACTCCCACCAGTCCCGCTCCTGGCGGGACTGCGCGATCCGGCGCTCACGGGCGAGCTCGTCGGAGTAGTTGGCGCGGCGCTCGATCGCGTCCCAGATCGCCTGCTGCAGGTCGTTCATCGGCCCCTCCACGCAGACGGGAGGATCAGGGCACAGAACCCGCTGGCACCGAGCAGGACGGCCAGGCCGACCAGGTTCGACAGGGCATCGCACACGGCCACGAGCGCGCTCATGCCGCACGCCCCCGCCCGAACTGCGACGCAGACCGTGCATTCCGCGGGGGGAGCAGCACCTCCGGGTCCGGCTCGAGCGCCTTCAACGCCTCCGGAGGGATCCGCCACGGCGAACCGGGGCGGGCACGGAACGCGCCCGGGAGCACCTTCCGCTTGCAGTAGTCCGAGACGGTCGCGGGCTTGAGCTTGAGCCGCTCCGCGACCTCCCGAGTGGTGAGGTAGGTGCTCATCACTCCACCGCCTTCCAGATCGTCGACGCGCACCGCGCGCCCTCGAGACGGACCATCTCCCCAGAGTCGTCGACGAACCCGTCATCGACGAGTCCCGCGCGGACGGTGCGGATCCGCTGCGGCGACAGGCGCCGCGGCACGATCCCCATCCGCGCGAGGTGCGTGTGCTCGCGGTGGATGTACTCGTCGGGGAGCGGGCCGAGCTCGCGGAGGATCTCGAGAACGGCCCGACGGGTGCCGTTCACGTCGGTGACGGACTCGGCGGCGAGCACGGAAGTGATCCGGTCGTTCTTCCGGGCGAGGCCGGCTTGCATGCTCGTGAAGATGGGGGTGTCCATGGCGGTCATCGGGGGTCCTCCTCGTCGAGGTAGTCGAGCTGGGCGGCCGAGGTCTGCTCGGTCCAGTGGGTGGTGACGGTGTGGGACAGGTCCATGCGGGCCTCCTGGGCATACGAGAAAGGCCCCCGCCGTGTGGCGGAGGCCCTGGGGTGGGGGTGGGTCAGCGAGTGCCGGCGAGCGCCGTCGGGTCGGGGTGGATCCCCAGCACGCGGAGTGCGGCGTAGAAGTCGTGCTCGGTCTGCATGCGCTCGGCGCGGTGGGCGAGCTTGCGGGCGATCTTCTTGACCTGCCCGCGGGAGAGGTTGGGGGCGGCAGCGGCGATGCGCTTCTCGAACCCGGTCGTGGACATGAGTCCTCCTGGGGGAGACGTCGTCGGCGAACCAACGAGCGGGGGTGCTGCAGGGGTGGGGTGGGGTCAGGCGGCGTCGACGCCGGGGATCACGTAGGTGATCGCGTCGAGGGGGACGCCGAGCTGGACGGCGATCTCGCGAGCCTTCGTGGGGGAGGGCTGCTTCCGACCGGCCTCGAGGTTGGAGAGGAAGCCGGGAGTGATGTCGCAGCGGATCGCGAGGTCCGACTGCTTGATGCCGTATGCCTCTCGGAGGGCCTTCACGGCGGGTCCGAGGATGAGTCTCTGGGTCATGGCACGAGCATAGGCAACGAGAGGAAAGCATGTCAAGCAGGGAAAGGAAAGTGACCGGAAGTCGCCCCTGACCTGGGCGGCAGGGGTCGAACTACACGCGTGCATTTCCTAGGATGGGCAGTCTCGGGCAGAACTTGCCCGCTAGACATTTCCAGTACTTGCCACGGAGGCTCCTGCCATGACCACCGGAGACGAGATCCGAACCGCCCGACAGCGCGCCGGACTCACCCAGCAGGAGCTCGCCAGCAAGATCGGCGTCTCCATGCGGACCATCGGCAACTGGGAACGCGGCGAGACCGTTACCCAGCGGCACGCAGCCCGCATCGCCGACGTCCTCGGCGGTCACCTCACAAGCGCCCCGAAGTCCACCATCGAGGACTTCAGCGACGCCGCCCTCCTGGCGGAGATCGCGCGGCGCTTCGACCGCACCAGGAGCACCCGTGACCGCGACGCAGACCGCCAGGCAGTGGAAGATCGACCTGTCCCTCATGGCGCAACAACTCGACCGTCAGACCCCCGACTGACACTGCTCTCAGACGACGCACCAGACCTGAGAGGGCTGCCCTTTGCTGCAGACGAGGAGAAGCTCGGGGACGATCCCGGCGAGGACGACAACTGACCTCATCCTCCACGCCGAGGACATGGGCGCCACCGTCCACTGGGCCCTCGACCTTCCCGAGCGGGGTCGCTACTACCCCAACGGCGTGATCGTGATCCGGCACGGGATGACGGAGCGGCGCACCGTCTCCACCCTCGCGCACGAGCTCGCGCACCACTACTACGGCGACCCGCTGTGCACGCCGGCCGTGAACCGGCGTGCATGGCGGTGGGCCGCGCGACTCCTCGTCGGGGAGTGCGACTACGCTCGCGCCGAGCTGCTCGACCCGTCACCGGGCGCGATCGCCCACCACCTCGGCGTCACCACCGAGATCGTCCACGCCCTACAGGAGACATCGTGACCGCGACCCGCGCCATCCGCGCCCTCGCCCTCCCTGCCGCCGCGGCGCTCGCGCTGTCCGGCTGCTCCCTCCCGTTCAAGATCGTGCCGAACGACGAGAGCCCGGCGCCCGCCGCGCAGGAGGAGACTCCCTCGCAGGACGTCACGCCCGAGGAGGCCGAGACACCGGTCGAGGTCGAAGAGACCGCCACCGAAGATCCCATAGAGGCCGAGGGTGGCCCGAACTACAATGTCGGTCCCGCGGAGGCCCTGCCCCAGGTGGTCGAGATGTGCGAACTGCCCGGCGACATCCTTCTCGACGATGGCATGACGCTCGTGCTCGACAACCCTGGCGATGACGCCGACTCCGGCGACCGGACCCCGGAGGAGACCGGGTGCGTGATCGGGGTGTTGCAGATGCCGGCCTGGATCCAGGAGGAGATCAAGTCGACCACGGCGCTGGACGGACGGCAGAAGGCTGTCGACGGGTACATCACGTGGTCGTGGACCTACAGCTCGGGCGAGGGGCTCGACTTCCTGATCACGGTCTCGGAGACCGAAGGCTGAGACGACAAGAACGCCCCCACCCGGACAGGGTGGGGGCGTTGCTCATGCCGTGAGGGTGCGCTGCAGCTCCTCGAGCCTCGCTGCATGCGTCTCCGTCGGGCGGGTCCGGGACGGGACCAGATGGCCGTACACGTTGCTCGTCGTGGAGATGTCCGCATGGCCGAGGGCGCGCGACACCTCGAACAGGTCTGCGCCCTGGGCCAGCATGTAGCTCGCGGCCCAGTGGCGGAGCGAGTGGATCTTCGGGACCGGCGACAGGCCCACCGCGGTGCACGCCGGCTTCCAGTGTGACTCCCAGAACGTGGAGTGCTTCACCGAGCCGCCGCGCGCGTTCGTGAACACGAACTCGTCCGCCCCGCCCCGCTCGCCGAGCATCGCGATCACAGCAGGGGTCGTGACGATGCGGCGCGATGCCCGACGCGTCTTCGGTGCCCCGAGGATCCGGCCGTGGTGCTCGTCGTGCTTCCATGCCTGCCGTACCGCGATCCAGTCGGGTCCGACGTCCCGCCACGTCAGCGCGGTTGCCTCGCCCCAGCGGAGACCGGTCGCGCCCAGCAGCCACACCAGCGGCTTGTACCGGTCCGTGATCGCGGCGTGCAGTGCGAGGAACTCCTGATCGGTGAGCAGCTCGAGCTCGGCGTGGGTCTTCGCCGGGAGCCGCACGCCCTTCGCGACGTTCGTGCGCACCCATCCGCGAGTCTCGGCGTGAGCGAGGATCGTGGAGATCAGGCCGTGCTCGTTCCTGATCGTCTTCGGGGCCGGCGGGCGCTTCGTCTTCTTCGAGGCGGTGCGGGCGCGGGTAGCGACCCACGACTCGATGTCGGCCCGGTCGAGGAGATGCACGGGTAGGCCCGTGTCGATTCCGGATCGGGCGAGGACTCGTCGGTACTCGGCGGCGGTGCCGGGGGTGACGTCGGGGGCTTGGGCGATGTAGTCCTCGAGCGCCTTGTCGAGGGTGGGGACGGCGCGAGCTTCGGCGCGTCCGCGCTTCGCCCTGGCGGCTGCGCCGCCGATCCGTTCGACGAGGGCCTTGAAGTAGGCGGCCTGCTCGGGGGTGTCGAACGTCTCGGAGACGACGGTGCCTCCGGGGGTCTCGCGGAACATGACGCGGTGGGCGACGGTGCCGTTGGCGCGTTGGCGGTGCTGGATGGATGCCAT